TTTCTTCCATCGGATCAAAAAGCATCATCTCCTTCATATCATCAGAAGTCATATTAGGACGGTATCTTTGTAAATTTCTAAGTTTCAACGTGCCATCAAAGGTAGAATAATCTCTACCTGTTCTATCATACACGTCGACTTCTATAATTTTGTTTACCATATCACTATTTAACCATTGCGGTATATCATGATAATCTACAGGTAAACAAGGGTTATCCAAATCGTACCTATCATGCAACCATTCTCGCAAACGAGGAACATCAGGAGCCATAACTCGAGAGATATGTTTACTGTTGTGATCGTCAGCTTGTATATTTGCAGGAAGAGGCACTCTTGGATTTTCACAATTCATGTGGATTTCATTATGGAAAGCATGCATGAAAGGAATATGATAATAATCGTCACGATATGCCAATGACTGATTCCAAACCCACTGTTTAGCCTGTTTTTCGGTTAAATTATGTACCGTTGCATAAGACTTACACAAATTCTTGCCCGGAAATTGGCAAGCAATGTACATTGGTTTGCCAGTATATGGGTCCAAACATGGTACAAAGACGTTAGAACAGTAGGTTACAGCTTTTATTGGTACATATTTTGGTTTACACTCCATTCCGAAGAATAACATGGCTGTAGCATATGAAGCTAATTCTGGTCGCAGAACATCTTTATGAAAGAAAACTGCGCAGTCATCACCGAGCATCCAAAGTACCATCTTATTTTCACGAAGCAATTTATAAGGATTGCAAAAAATAGATAACACTTGCATATGGAAATCGAACGATTTCTTAGTGTTACCGACAGTTGTGTTTTGATCACCACTTTTCCTTTTGCCTTTTAAAGTGACCATTATAAACTCCCCTTCTTTACATTGAGCGACACCATTACGCTTAATTTGTTGTTGTAACGTCTTCAACAATTGGGGATCTTGGTACAAATAGTAATAATAATCATTCTCTGATTGGATATGTTCATCTTGAAAATGAGCATCCATACGAGAATAATCATCCAATAGACAATTACAATCTTCTCCAAGCAATTCAACAGTATAACGGTACAACTCACCCAATTCATTCTTATTATAACCACTAGTATAAAAAACGTTGGGAAATTGTACACAATTAGCATATTCTTGTTTCAAACCGCCTAAACATGAAGCAAGAATTTTTGATGCTGTATAAACTTTAGGTCCAATTAAGGATCCAAAAGATGGATCTGTTGATACTATACAGCGAGGGTCGTAATCTGTTTTGGTGTAATCAGTTGGATCGTTTTTGCCGGTTATTATTTCCGTTTTGGCAAAAACTTTACAGTTGGTTTTAACATCAAATCTGCTGTTTTTGTCAATATTATCCACCGCATTCAAATACATTTTCTTTTTAGAACCGAGGAAACGATTAGCCCAAACCTTTGGATCTATAGGAACAACATCAGAAACCTTAATAGTTTCAATGGTGTTCATCATAGAAAACAAACGATGGGAAGGGTGGCAAAAAGGAACATCAAATTGACGGCACTGACGTGCAACTAAAGAGCGATACATATTATGATTGCAATTATCAGCAATAGCTATATGATCGTACCGACATGGGGCATAAACGAATGCTCTATAGTTGCAAATATTGCATGAGCCAGAAACTTTCTCCACAATATTTCCAGCTGCTATTGGGATTTCTTTACGAAGAGGCATACACAATGCTGGTATTTTGGCGATCAGCTGCCCAGGTTGTGCGATACCTTGATAACAACCATTCAAAGTATTAACAGCAATTGTGTACAGGATCCAGCCTACAGTAGCAGACCAAGTCCATTTGTTACTAGCTTGAAACTTTATTTGTAAAGCAGCTAGTGCAAAGCCACTCAATGTGGTAACAATAGGTGAATATTGTTGCAAATATACTAACCAAAAT